CCTTACCAAATCCAACGTAAAAGTATTAACAGAAAAACCACGCTGATATATTCTAGCCAAAGTAAGGGAAACATCATTAGTAAGATCAATTGTATTGACAAGTCCAATGTTATCTTCTGTGTTAATTTGTTTATTAAGTTCATTATACAACTCCTGTGTAGCATGTAAGTCTGCTGACAGATACTTTGATAACTCTTCTTTTGGTATCTCGTCAACACCATAGCCATTCTTAAAATACTCTTTCAATGTGTCCTGCTTCTGCGTATTTAATTTAAATCTTTCTGCACACATCTCTAAACTTAAAGGCTTCTTGTTTCCTTTTTGTAGTACATAAGAACCTAGCATGGTATCAAATACCTTACCATCATACTTCCAACCACATTCCCAAATCCACATAAGATCATGTGCTATATTATGTCCTATAAGTAAAGTTGTTTTGTCTAGTATATCTTGTATCTTTGTTTTTAAATATACGTCACCTCTACCAAAAACATAATCGTCAAAACGTATTAGTTCTTCATTACCAAACTCATCTAGTATACCTACCATGACAAGTTTATTGTCTATTTCAAATGGGTCTAAGTGTAACTTACCATCTCTTTTTGTTACAGTATTTTCAACGTCAAGTACAGTCTTCATCTATTTTCTCCTTGTGTCGCACTAGATATGTAACTGCATTTTGTGTAATTGTCAAGTCATCACCAAAACCACCTAAACCAGTGTTGCATTTATGACACACCCATCCTCTAAAAGTATTTGTGTCGTGGCAATGGTCAAGAACCCATGTTTGTAATCTAATCTGCCCATACTTTCCTAACTCCTTTATATTTTTTTTGCATATAGGACATTTATAATCTTTGTCAGGATAAGCATTTTCTTTACGTAGTTTACTCAATATTGCTCTGTGTCCACTGCGACAGGATTTACATGTACGTTTTATTTCTCCTGCTTGCATGACTGAAAACTGTGTGATAGGCTGTCGCACTTCACATTTGATGCACACTATACCTTCATCTAATGGTTCTTCAGCAACTATGTATCCAAATAAATCTGATTGTTTTTTCATGCTTCATACCTAGCTGTTAGATAATTTAATTCACAATGCACATTGCCATGCCAACCAGACAGTTTGTTTTTAACTACATTTAAATGCCTTTGCATGTCATCTTCATCCTGTCCTTCTACAGGTGGATTCTTTGCTATAAGTATCATAAGATCAGCTTCTGCAGCTTTACCTGTACGGCTACCTTCCATCATGCTTTGGTTAAGTATAATCTTACCTTCAGCTTCTGCTGATAGCTGTGACATATAAAATACAGCACACTCGTATTGCTTTGCTATCTGTCTTGCATGTATGGCACAAGCTTTCAATGCTTCATCTGTTCTTGCGTATCCTGCATGTGTAGCAAACTTATCACCCATGTCTAGTATAACAATGTCAGGCTTTGATGTTTTAACAACAGACTCAACCCAATTCATATCTCTCATAGAACTATCCTTAATCTTAATCTTATCTTTAATAGGTCTATACAGATCACTAGCTTTAGAAGGATTCTCTTTTATCTGATGCAGTGTCATTCCTGTAGCTGATGTAAGATACCTTGCACCAACTCTGTGACTGCCTTCTTCATTACATAGGATAATACAATTAGCACCTTGCCTAGCAAAACCGTTAGGACCTGCAACAAGACTAGCATGGAAAGATGTCTTACCTGTATTAGGTCTAGCACCTACCTCAATAAGATGTCCTGCATTTACACCTTCTACCTTCCTAGCAAGTGTAGGTATATTGAAAGACCATCGTGCTTCAAGATCATTCTTATCAAGTAAGGTCTTAATATCTATGTCATCCCATTCTATATTAAGATTAGGTGTAAAGTCATCTCCATACTGCTCTAGTATATTTCTTAATGGTTCAAGACTTGCTTTAGTGCCATTGACATAATCAAAACCTAGATTAGCAATGTCCTCACCTATAATCTGTTGGAACAGCTTGGCTAACACATCTTGTGCTACATCGCTACCCATAGGATGTTCTTTCTTAATCTTGGTAAACATAGATAGGTAAGCATTCTTCTGTGCTGTTGTCATAGACGGATTACTAGAAACAAACAAAGCTTCTACTTCATCAGGTGTGACAGACCTATTGTACTTATCAATAGCCAAGTCAACCATGTCTTTTACTTTTCTTACGTCTTTACTAAATAGTCTGTTAGGACATCTTGCTCCACGATGATCATCATAAAACTCTTTATCCATAAGACTTCTGATTAATGCTAGTTCCATATCATCTCCTTTAAGTTAGCAATATCAATTTCATTTTCGTATTTTAAATCATCCTTTATACGCAATACTTTTACTGTGTCAACCCAACTTTGTAATTCTTTTCTTATTGTTAATGACTTTGGTAATGCATCAGGATCAAGTGCTACAATAACTTTATTAAATTTAGATGACAATAATTGTTTATGTTCTTCTAATAAACTTGTACCTAACAAAGCTACTCCTGCATAGCCATGTAAACTTAAAACACAGGCACTAATACAATCTTCTACTAGTACACAGGTAGTGTTTACTTCTCCTGTAATAGGATTATGCAATCCACGTATAAAAGGTATTTTACTTTTACCATATCTTTTCCATTTAGGTATCCTTTTACCTAATGCTTTTCCTACAGCATCTACTACAAAACCTTCATCATTATATATTTTAAATACTGCTCTGTCCTCTTTAGCATCATAGACACAAAAATGATTATATATTTCTGAAAAGTCATATGACATACAAAAAGTAACCTCTTCCTCAAATGGAACAAAATACTCTGGACATGTAAAATCATCTTGTTTTATTACAGAACTATAAACAACTTTTATATCATCCACAGTCATGTTAGTCTTTAGACTGCCACCTACACTACAACTAGCTTTATAACAGTTCCATAATCTCATACCTTTATTATTAGTAACTGTAAATGTATTTTTACCACCACATACAGGACAATCCATTCTTTTTGTTTCATCCATACTAATGTCTAAATCATATATGTATTTATGTATATCCATGCTTACTCCTGATTAACAGTTGAATGTTAAGTATCACAATTTTTTCTTTTAGTCAATGCGTAGTTAGCACTTTTAAAATTATGTTTTAAATAAGGTTGTACACTCTGTGGATTAGAATGTCCTGATACAGACATAATCTGATTAATACCAACACCTGATTTATCCATCTCTGTAATAGCTGTAGCACGTAGGTGCATAAGCTGTAACTCGCTCCTGATCTCAGCTTTACGCATGACTTCCTTCCCTACAACTGATACATTATGTATAGAATAAGGCACAAACTTATTATTTTTAGGTCTTGTGTTAGGTGCTACATATTTCTGAAAACCAAAATCAGTGTGTTGTTTTTGCAACATAGAAAAAAGATTATCTTCTATTGGCAAAAAGACTTCCTTCCTTTTTTTAGATTGTTCTAAGTGTAATTGTTTTATATCAAACTTAATATTATCCCACGTTAACAATCGCATATCTCCGATCCTCTGTCCAAATTCGTATGCCATATGTACAATTAATCCTATGCTGCGAAATTTATAATCAGAGTATGCTTTATCTAAAAATGTTTTTACTTCTTCATTTGTCCATATTAACCTTTTACTTCTTTGGGTCTTCTTGGTAACATTTTTAAATGGATTAAGTTCTGTATATCCCATTTCTATTGCATATCTGTACAGCCTAGAAGAAACAGATAGTATGTGATTAGCAAAAGACACACCTCTCTTGACCCATTCCTCATAGGATAACTTGCATAGCTTTGTTGTTACTTTGCGATAGTCCTTCCTTCCTATGTAGTTTGTAGACAACATTATATTTAAAAAATAAATATAATCTTTCTGTGTCTTCTCTCTTAGCATATTAAAATCATTTGATAATAAGTATTCGTCATACAATCCTTTTACTGTAGGATTAAGGCTTACAGTCCTTGACATCTTTTCTACGTGTGCATCTAACTCTATAAGCATTGCATTTGCCTTGTTAAATGCCTTGTCCTTATCTGTGCCTAACTGTTTCCTGTAGACTACACCTTCATCAATATACTTTTGAGGTGGGTTGAAACGATAATGCTCCAACCCATCTGCGTGTAATGATTTGATTACATATCTAGGTGTACTATTCATTTTTATATGCCGTTTCGTCACAGGATAAAACCCAATCATTATACCAATTTGAACCTTCACCATCCTCATTCTTTTGTGGTGAAAACTTTAATGCACTATGCATAAGACATTTAAGTTCCTCTAGACTTGCTATCTGTGATAGAGTTATGTCACTACAATCATGCACATATAGTAATGTATGATGTAGTTTATTATATAAATCTAAGAACTTCATTCGTTGTTCTTCTGTAACAAGTATATCTTTCATATCAATATTAACTTTAAATTTACTTTTCATCTTCTTCTCCTAAAAATTGTTTAAGTTTTTTGTGTGTTGAAAAGAATGAGTATCTCTGTTGGTCTGCGTGATCATTTAGCCAACGCATAAAGTTACTCTTACCAACGATTTGAAATGTCTCTTCTTCATCATGGTCATATATATGAAATATAAATTTATTCATGTTCTCCACCATTCCCTCTTCCTAGACCACGTTCCTTATACCAATGGTCAAAGTAAGTTGATTTACGTTTAGCCGTTTCAAATACTGCCACAGTAACTACTATGGCAAATATGAGTATAAGGTGTACAACGGCAGTCAAACCAAATACCCACATACTACCTACCCATAATGAAAATGCTATACACCACATCCATGCTAGTAATTGCATAACCATATGCCTTACGTGTAGGTCTTGTATGTTTCTTAATGGATTGCGTTCATAATTCATAACGACATTCCAACTATCATATATAAATTTATTCATCGCCAATCTCCCAATAGTCTATTTTTGTTTCCCATTTATCTATGTACGTATTTTCATAAGATGAATAGTGTGGGTCTATGTCACTTATATGATGTAGAAATACTTCTTCCTTCGTCATAAATTTATCTTTATCAGGTAGATCATTTCTCCATTCACTTATTTGCTCTGTATCTATATGGTATTCAGATACTTCTGTTGCAACAACAGTAACAACTACTTTTTTATCTGCAATCATCCTCTTGCCATCCATCCTCAATATTTGTTTATTCATAATTAATATCCCATCTGTAAAATATGTGGTCATCAATTCGCACAATATATGTTTTTGTTTCTGCCCAACTTGGTTGCACGTAATGTGCATGGTAGTGTGTTGCACCATCCACCAAGTCATCTACTCTCCTGTAAAATACATGGTTTGCTACCATCATAGCAGTATCCCACGCACCCTTCTCTTTTGGCACATCACTCTTGCCATCGCAGTACCAACTGAATTGACATTGGTTTTTAATTGGTATTTCAGGATTCCATTTGTACGTCAATCCTTGTTTTACTACATCACAAATGTTGTTAGGAAATCTTTCATCCTTCACACGATTCAAAACAACCTGTGCGACTGCATATTGACCATAAATTGATTGATTTTTGCTCTCATGGTACACATTTAGTGCTAAACACGTTAACATTTCAGCTATCATAGACAACCTTCCTTCCTTCCATTATAT